TGAATCGATTGCTCTTCTAATAGAGAAGAAGGCATAACTGGTTGTGTCAGTTGCAGAACCACCCATTCTTACTCCGGAGAAAGGATCCATTTCCTTGATGTCTACTCCGTCGAAGCCACCGAATAGTGGAACTGTGAAGCGATCGTAACCGGCGTCGAGGACGCCTGATACGGCGCCATTAACACTTGTAAGAGATGTGCTAGTAGAGGAGCCTGTAACCCATACACCAGATCCAGAAACATCGTCTAGCGTGAATGTTGGAGAAAGCTCTTCCTCGGTTCCCACTTCGAAACCGACTGCACCGCCGCGAGGGCGCAACAAATCTATAGTTGAGCTAGCGAACACTGTGGAGCCGACACCTCTCGATGTTTGTAGTCCAAAGTAAGCATCTGTTGGGTTTTGAAGGTTTCCGGCTGAGGCGCTAATTCTGAGAACTGGCTCTGGGAATGTAACAGAAGAAGTTACATCTGTGGTTGTGGAACCAGATACAATAAAGACGCCACCTGTCGTGTATGCCCCCCCAGATGTTGCTGGAACATCTGTGAAGGAGCCCGATAGCCAACTAACACTTCGATCAGCCCCTGTTTGAGATGAAAGATCCTTATATTTGATGATCCCCTCAAAGCCGAATGGAAGTAAAGATGGGTTAGTTACGCCAGCATCAACATCAGAGTTTACATCAATGTATAAATACTGTGAGTTGTTCGGGTAGTTGCCCTTTCTAACATATCGTCTCTCGGTCTGATTCCATTCATCATATGAATCACCAATCTTGCGAGCGACGTAGTTAAGAGAGTTAGGGTTCAAATCGCAGTTGTTGAACTGTTCCACAACTCTTACAACGTTATCGCTATCGCTTAGGTGCCTTACAACAACGGAGAATGTGCCATACTGGTTTTCTTCGTTTGTTGAACGCTTAATATCCTGAATGGATACCTTAAGGTTCTTGCTTGTCCAATCACCTGCTTCTCCTCTGGCAACAAACTTGAAAAGACTTGTTGGAGTTGAACCAGGGGATAGTTTACAACTAATGATTTGTGGAGTTTCAGCAGCCTGTGCATCGTATCTGAAATCATCTCCCTCGGTGGATCCGTCTGTTAAGCGAATCCAAGCGCCGGCAATATCAGAGTTGGGATCTGACAATACAGCGTCGAGGTGTCGATCAAAGGTTTCTCCTAGGAAATACTTCTCTTGGTTATCTCCATCAGTAATCGCAGTGTTTAATAACTGCGGGTTTGTGTTTAGAGCCTTGCGAATGTAACTGGAATCACCTCTGTTAAAGTTGGTGGTGATTGTGTCAACGGTTGTCGATCCATCGCGAATAATCGTCTTAAACTCTTTGGCATCATTGTTGGCGGATAAGACTACAACATCGGATCCTGTAAGAGCCACCGAAGACTCATATGTAGTGCCGGTGTTTCTAAGGATGTTGCCAGAAAGTTGCAACTCTACGCCAGATTGAGCATAAACAATCGCGCCGAGCGCTCCGGTCAAAACTGTGTTTGCGGCGCCAGTTTGGAATAGAACGAGTCCCCAAGCAACACCAGAGGCACCGGCATCCCAACCGGCCTCGCCGGCTACTGTTGCATTATCAGACTCAGCGCCGAGCAATCGAATGTAAGTTAAAGGAGAACTATTGCGAAGATAAGCTTGAGCAGCATACATACCATAGGTAGTTGCTGTTGTGTTGGCACCCTGGCGCCAAACATCGTCTCCGGATCTTCCGGGGTTTGGCGTACCAAATATGTTAACAAACTCTTCAAAAGAGTTAACTGTGGTTGGCCTTAGTGCTGGTCCCTTTTCAGCGCGCCCAATGATAACTGGTCCGATTCCTGCTGGCGAAGCCGGAAGTTGGGAGTTGTCAATCTCGTTGACGAAAACGCCCGGGGATACAAATCGGTAATTCTTAACTGACATTCGTTCTTATCTCCTACATTTCACAAAAATGTTCAAAGTAAATAGTGTTAAATAGTATGAAGAGAATTATTCTCTGTAAAAACCATCCTTTAAGTTTTGAGGTATATCTCCTACTATTGTTCTCTCTCTTCCAAGCTTAATATCGACAGCATTCTCACGCTTAACAATCTTAGGCTTTTCTTGGTTCTCGCCTTCTCCAATAAGATAACCCAAAACTTCAATGTTAATATCTGTTTCGTAGTTTCTTTGTTCCATTCCTAAGTTGGCTTGGTTAGAGTTATTACTAAAACCGCCATCAATAAAGACTTCATAATAGTGACCCTCGGCTTCGATGCGCTTTGGAGTCCTAGAGTTGCCAGGAACCGTAATGAACGGACGAATAAGTTCATTCATTTGCTGTTGATATTCAGTGCGAATAGAAATCTGATACATTACCTTTACCCATGTAGGGATCGGCATTGTAATGGTTTCATATACCACTTTTGCCGTAGGCATATTTCTTTTGTTCGTGTTTAGCATTTTGCTGGCAACGTCTTTATCTGCGCCATACTTTCTATTTGCTAAAGCGTTTTGAAACTCTGCTGTCTTCTTTTGGTTGATTTGTCGCGCGATGGTAATCGTTCCACCCTTAGCATCATCAACAGGATAAAGGTTAGCAAACACAGTTCCACGATAGTTTTGTTCTTTTGTTACATTAGATCTGTTTATCGTAATCAAAGGAAGGATTAGAGTTTCTTCCTTATCTCTTAGATCTTTATTGTGTTTTATTTGAAAGGCTCGTTCCGCTGTGACCCATAGGACAGGAACTTTCTTAAATCCATCATTAGTATTAGAGAAAAGATTAAGATCTTCATCAACGAACCGAAGCATTGCCTTATCGATTGTTTCCAAAGATGAAGGCATAAACTCTATCTCTTGAAGTTTGCCTGCTACTTCTTTATCACCGACATAATCAAATCGTTTGGATCGTTTATCTTTTATTTGTTTTTCTGTTTTCTTGCTACGAGACATTCAGTTACCCTACAAAGATGCCGGCTGGAATGTTCTCAAGAACCTTCTTCGCGGAGTCCTGCATTGAAGAATCAATCTCAGCCAACTTATCGTAAGTAGTGTCTTCAAGAATGGCTTTTAGTTCTTCTCTTAACTGATCCATTTCAGTTCTTGCTTGTGATAGAAGCTCGGAGTAGTTTAGTGTAACGGATTCGCCAGGGATCGGAACAGAGGAGAACTTGCCTCTTATCTGTCCTAGCATTTCTTTTGTTAAAGCCAAAGCGAATCTACGAATCCATTGCTTACCAATAGCATTAATGTTTTCATATGGAATGTTCTCAAATGGAATCGTGTTTATGTTGTTAACACCTTCTGCTCCATTATTAACCCCTGGCTGGTTGTCCCATGGTTCGTACTGGTTATTTATAGTAAACTGAACCCAGAAGTTCTTTGGAGAAGTAGTGTCTGGTGTTGGGAAAAGTCTTAACTTGTTGTCGTGAATCTCGTATGAGTAATGTGAAACCCTTGTCCAGAGTGCATCCTCATAAGCCATTGCTTGAAGTTTGTTCTGCCAAGTTGGGACAATCTCAAATGTAGAGTCATCTGCGTATTGTCCATATGTTCTCATGTTACCAACAACCGAGAAGCCGCCATAGTAACCGTAGAATCTCCACGTTGCTCTTGGGGTCTTGAAAAAAACCTTTCTGATTGTTAATCTCTTATCTTCAACTTGCTGATAGAAAGAAGATGAAGTATCGGTTGCAGAAGATGCTGAAATGATAGATTGCAAATCATAATCTTGTGTACCTGCAACTGACGGAATAGACGCAGAGTAGATTGGTGTTGTTCCACCAAAGCCGGCCTCCGTTGCTAAGCCTTCTGATATTCTTCTAATGTATCCGTAATCAAATCTTGGATATCGCAAAGCAATATTAGAGCCGGATAAAGAACCCGAAGATATTTGACCGTCTTGATCAAATGAACCAGTTGTGGCGCCAAGATAAGATGAAAGAGAGTTCTTTGTTTGAAATAGGTTGACTAGATATGAATATTCCAAAACTGCTTCTTCGTAAGCAGCGTAAACATTTCCTTCCGCCAACTCAATGTCCAATACATCACCACCTAGTTTCTTATAAGTGTAGGCAACCTGATCTGCGGCGCCTGATAGGAATGCGGTGGAACCAGCGTATATACCAAAAGGCAAAGTTGTTGAAACGTTGGCTGCTGCTCCGGTGACTGGAAGTATATTGGCATTTGAAGTTGATGCCGGGTTTAGATTTGGAATTGCCATATGCGATGATCCTTTAAAATAACTCTATTAATAAATAGAAAGCCCCACCTCAAAAGAGGCAGGGCTTTCATTATTTTGACTTTACGTCAGACTATGATAGTCTAGACAAGTCCTCGGCATACGACGAGGCCATACATGTCTGGACGAACCATCTTCTTAGCGTATCGAGTCATCACGCCCTTGCGAGGCACGAAGTCTTCAACACCGAAGATCGTTGGTGTGGTCTGCAGCGGCACGTAAGGTGCGTAGACATATCCACTCTCTAGGAAGCTAGAGCCTCTTCGACCAACGAGAATCAACTGACGTGGGAAGTAAGGGTCGACCATAACGTCGAACTTCTTCGAAAGTGAGCCAGTCTTAACAGCACCGATGTCGCCACGGTCAGCGTCAGCAGTTACGTTAGCACGGAAGCCAGCGGTGAACTCAAGAATGTTAGCAATCTCTGGGCCGCAAACAACGAAGTTTGCTGCGCCACGTAGAGTCTTGCGGTGAATCTGAGCTGAAACGTCGTTGATTGTCTCAACGAGAGTCTCATACCACTCACTTACGTTACCTGTGAAGTCGCCGGCTGCGGCAACCTCACCAGTCTCTCGGTCAAGGAACTGACCTGGGACTCGGGACCAGTAACGTGTACCAGCCTCTGCACCACGAACGAGGTCTTCGAGGATCTCGCGGTCAATCTCAAGAGCAATCTGCTCAGAGAGAATCTGTGTAAGCTCAACCTCAGCGTCAAGGTTGTGGTAAGCGTTAAGATCCTGTCCTAACTCTGGGGTCCACTTAGCCTTGAGCTTCTTGGTTACAGCTGTGACAGCCACGGAATCGACCTTGATGTCGATCTCTGGGATTTCCTCAGAACCCTCTAGTCCCCAAGTAGCGTTGCCGACGAGAGAACCTAGCGCATCACCATCTTCAAAGTTATCTGTGATTGGGATATCACAAGTTGTCAGACTCACAAGATCATCAGCTAGCTGCACTGCTGTGTCGGAACCTGTTCCGTTTAAGAGAACTAGTACCTGAGAAGCATCGTTTGGGTCTACACGAGTGAGGCGTCGAACCTGACGACCGACTGCGACACCGTTAAGGGTTACAGCCACAAAATCATCAAAGTTAAACTGATCGGTTGGACCTAGGTCAGACGCAGCGATTGTCGCGATTGCGACAGCAGAACCCGATACCAAGTCAGCATCAAACTCAAGCATTGCAGCACCATCATAACCCGTTGTTGCGCCAACGTCTGCTAAGAAAACACCGTTAGAATCAACAGTACCGGAAGCAACCAACGCTGGCGTAATGCCGGCAGATGCTGTTGGTGAAGAGTAACCGTTGTTGAGCGCGTATGGCCCAGCTTCAGCATTAACTCCACTTAGAAGAACACCACCGGTGATCTGGGAGCCAACTCGTCCACCACCGTAAAGTGATGTACCTGTTGCATAACCCAAACGTGGGTTATCAGCAGTCGCGTCATCACCAATCTCTTGAGAGAAGGTGAAGTCAAGGAAGAAAATGAGACCTGATGGAAGGCTCATTGGCTGAACGCTAACGAGATCGTTTGCGATCAAGGAACCGAATACTCGGCGTACTAGTGGGAATGCAACAGCTGCAAAGCCCTCGACATCTCCACCCGCCATGGATGAAGACTCACGGAGTAGCTCTTTTGCCTGATTCTCAAGCAATCGTGCCATTCCATTCTTTTTGTTGTCATCTGAGATACCCTCAAGAAGACCGGTCTGCTCCCACTTGTTAATGAGTGCAGCACCTTCTGAAGAAAGATCACGATTGACGATCCCCTCAGTTAGTTTCTGTACAATAGACATTTTAATATAACCTCCTGTTTGTTATTTTAATGTTTTGTTAAACCTGCTAAACGCAGCATACGACCCATGTTTGGATCTTTAGTTGCCTTGTTGTCTCTCTTAGAATTGATCAAAAGTGAGGTAGGTCTTTGAACTGCTTCACGAAGTGTTTGTGGTCGTGTTCTCTGATCAGGAGAGGACCCCACTGCGTTTTGAATTGTTTCAAAAATCATACTCGCTTCTTCAACAGAATTGGCAGATTGAACAGCCTCGACAACTTGTGTTTTTTGTCGCTCATTCAAGGAGGCGCTATTCAAAGCCTTGTTTTGATAAACAAGCTTGGCGTTTTCAAGATTCAGCTTTGTAAGCTGATCCTTTGCTTCTACAATAAGAGCACGAAGCTCTTTGTTAGACTCTGTAAGTTCTGTAATCTTGGATTCGTAAAGGGCAGCGTCCGAAACAACATCCGGGGCTGTCTCTTCTTCCTCTTCCTCTTCATCCTCTTCTTCAAGGTGAGCAGCCTGTGCTGCTGCCATTGCGTCGTTGTTTGCTTGCTCAACGCTACTATTAGCGGAGTTAACAGATGACCAGCCTTGCGGGCGTGGGGTCATATCAACAACGAGTTCCTCTACTAGTTCACTTAAAAATTCTTCTGAAAGAGGAACATCTTCGTCGTCCTCTTCTTCGTGGAGTGGCTCAACTGGTGCGGCACCAAGTTCGGCGGCATCTTCCTCTGCGGAGGCTTCAAGTTCTGGTGCCATCTCGCCACCAGCCATCTCATCAGCCATTCCTAACGCGTCATTAAGATCTTCTTCTTCGACCATCTCGTCTTCATCGTCAAGGCGCATCTTTAAAGCATCAAAATCAATCTCTACGATCTCATCTGCTCCTGCCTCGCCTAACTCTTCGTTCTGGAATGCGTAAGGAACTTCCTCAACAAACTCATCTAAGGTATCGTCGGCTTCCTCTTCGGGCTCCAAACCAATTTCATCTTGTTCTAGTAAAGTATCAAGAGCTTTTTTAACTTCTCCCGAATACTTCTCTAATACAACATTCTCAGCATTTTTCAATGCTGCTTCTTTAAGCGCCCGGGCGTCTACAATC